TTAATCTTTAAATGTATTTATCGTTTTTGTATACATTTCTTCTTCCATCTCAATTCCCACGAACTTTCTATTAAGTGCCAAGCACGCTTTCCCTGTTGAGCCTGAACCCATAAACGCATCAAGTACCACTGCACCTTCTCGACTGCTGCTTGAGATAATATGCTCGAGTAAATCTGCAGGTTTTTCACAAGGGTGTTTGCCTAGATAATATTGAACTGGTGCAAATGTCCATACGTCGGTATAAGGTACTTCGGCTGTGACATGAAAAGGTCTTCTGAGGTTTTCATATTCCGCTTTTAGTTCATCGTATTCCTTGATCAGTTTTCCGTATTCATTGTGCAATGCTTGGTATTCAGTCGTAAGATCAGAGTGAGATTTGGGGAGGTGACCACTTTTTGATGCGAACAAGGTTTGCAGTTGTTGGTATTGTTTCTCTGTGGGTAGTTTCCATTGACTCGATGAAAACCAGTGTGAGCACATTTGTGTGCCAGTGGCCTCATTGATTTCTTTTGCTGAGATATTGAGTGCGTCCTTCGCGTTTTTGAAATAATCCATCAATGGCTTAAAGGTGGCTTTCTTTAGTTCGTTGCATTTGGTGGCGTACTGGCTACATCCTTTCGCGTATCCTTCAGAGTCATAATGCCCCGCAAAGATAATACGTTCAGTCGCAGGAAAGAACGCGCGCAGGTGCGGCTTGTGCGCACGTTTCCACACCCCTGAAGGCTTTGCCCAAACAATGTGATTAAATACGTTAAATCGCGCACGAATAAGCAACTCAGTATCCGCTGCTAACTTTGAACCGCAAAATAGATATAAGTTGCCAGAGGGCTTTAGTACTCGCCAAAATTCAACAAGTACTTCATCAAGCCATGCCAGGAAGGTTTCCACATCTGGCCATTGATTATCCCAGGCATTTTTCTTTACTTGAAAGTAGGGAGGGTCGGTCAGTATTAAGTCGATAGAGTTATTTGGTAGGGTTTTTAAGTAATCGAGACAATCAGCGTTGATAAGTTGCAGTTGTTCGTCGTGTAGGGTGGTTGTTTGCATTTGATACTCCATTAAATAGAGCCTTGAATACAACAGAGGGCTCAGCCACATAATGTGGCTGAGTAGGTTGTTATGCTTCCTCTCCAAATAGGTATTTGGGTCTCAGGTACTCAAGGCATAAAAACAAAGATAGCTTATCAAAATAACAAGGTGCTGTATATGCATACAGTGTAATTGTTAGTCACGAACATATTCACCATTTTTCAACTGGCGAAGGTGGCCAAAGAAGGTGAGTTGCTCAAAGATAAGGGCGATATGGTTGTCACTTTGATTAGGGAGACTTATGTTTTTGGGAGTGATTGGGTAGCGAGAGGCCGTTAGCATTATGTGTTCAACCGTGGCTTCTTGGCCTTTTTTAATCGGCAACATATTAAGCTTCCCCATTATAAATATTGTTAAGGCTAACAAGGCGACCGTACAGCTCGGTTGCAGCGTGAATATTTGGGGTAACCATTTCACTAAGTAGTGCTTCTTCAGTTGTTGATAGTTTTTCTTTTTCTTTGTTGTTCATTTCTTCGCAGGCAGCATGGTTTATTGTTGCGATGGCCTGGCGTAATTGATTGGCAAGCTCGGTTGCGTGGGCGATGTTTTCTTTTATGGTTTGAGTTGTCATGGTTTTTTGTCTTTGTTAGTTGGTGTACCAAAACAGTAACTCTGCATCTAGGTGGCAGCGAGTGGAGTATTACAAAGACGTGCTCTTGAGTGCACTCTTGGTAATTTGGCAAAATAAGACTCGCTTTGAGGCATGAGTAGAGTTAGTAGCTCATACTCATATTGCCTAGGTTTAGATTTAAATCCGTCCCTTTTTCACTCGTGGCTTTATCAACAATAACCGGCTTGTCCGATTTAATGGTAAGCGCGACTTCTGCTTGACTCTTTAAGGTTTGATTCGTGAGTGGGGCGGTTTGCTGGATGGGTATGATACCACCAGGTGCACTCCACTGATGAGGCATGGCCGTGTTTTGATTTGTTTTGTTCGTGCTTTCTGTTGTGATACCTAGTTTGGTGTTTTTATCTTTCAGTTTATTGAGTTTACTACTGAGGTTATCGACCTCTTTTCCTGCCTCTTCTGCAGAGGTTTTCCAGCCATCAGGAATAAGTGCATCGGGCAGCATATTAATCATGGCTTTTATGCCATCCCATACCCAACCAATGGCTTCACCAACCGCTTTGAGTATCACATCAAACCCAATGAATTTATCAATGAGATAGCCAATCGCAATAATGGCCGCTGAAATGGCTGCTACCATCAAACCAATAGGGTTGGCCATGATGACGGCATTAATGGCAATGAGTCCAACTTTTAAAATAAGCAGGGTGGCGATAACGCCTTTCATGTTTTGTGTAACAAACAGCATAATGCTACCAATGGCTTTAAAGGCTTTGTATAAGGTATCAACTGTTTGAATGATTTTCTCAATCATGTCGGTGCGCCAGTTGGTGCTCTTAAACTTATTTGAGAATTCAGTAAATACAGTCGTCAGCTTTTCCATGATAGGAGTTAGGGCTGCGAACTTAATAGAACGAATGCTTTCTTGTACCTTTTGCAGGGCATCATTATATGCTTCGGCTTTTGCGGCATCTTCTGATTTAACGCCGCCACCAGTTTCATTAAACTCTTTTCGCGCTATCGTGAGCCCTTCAGTACCCTGGCGTAACATGATGAGCATTTTGCGTCCATCCTGGCCAAAGGCTGCATCCGCGAACGCCATTTGCTCTTGATTGGTTTTTAGTTTTGAGAAAGAGCTCAGCAGTTGGCCGTAGGCTTGCTCGGTATCTTTGGCCGTTTTTAAGCTGCGATAGAGTGGGTTCTTTCCTTTTCTCAAAAAGGAGCCCAAAGCACCTTTTCCTGTGGTTTGCAGCACCCCAAGGCGTTTGGTAAAACGTATCATAGCTGCACTCATAGTGTCAGCGCTAACACCGGCATGCTCTGCTTGTGATTGCATGGCTTGTAGCTCCTCAACAGGCATATTCAGGTTTTGCGCGGCTTTTGAGAGTTTATCCATCTCAGAGGCGCTGCTGTTGATTTGTTGAATGAGTCCTCCAAGGCTTAACCCACCGAGCATGGCCGCTCCTTTACTCATTACCGCTCCTCGGATGTTGGGCATTTTAATGGCGCGACTCAGTTTGTTGATGGGAGCCATGGCTTTTTGCAATCGCTTGTATTTACGAGCAGCATCGTCGACGAGTTTGCCGTTTTTAGCCTGGCTTTTTGAAAGTCGTTCGAATTCACTATCAAGACGAGATGTATTCACTCCGACTTTTTTCATTTGTGTGCCGGTGTTTTTTAAGCTGCGCTTAAGCGTCTCGTTTTTATTGGCGAGTTTGGCGACCTTTTCTTCTTGCTTTGCGAGTTTGTTTATAAGGGTGGCGCTAGGCTCTTTAGTCGCATCCATTTGTTTTTTTAGCTTGAGTAACTTCTCTGTGGCTTCATTGGTTTCAAGAGTATTCTTATCCATCTCTTTTTGGATGTTCTGATAAGAGGCAATCATGGTGAGCGCACTGGAGTCATTCGCTTGCGCTGCCTGTATCTGTTTAATTTTTTTTGCGTAATGGTCTGAGTCGCTGGCCATGCCTTTTAATGGGCCGCTGACTTTATCTTTAATGCCCATGACCACAGAGAGGTTCATTTTCATCCACTGTGCCTTCTTGTTTTTTTAGATATAAAAAAGAGCGCTAAGCACTCTCTGATTGATGACGCAGTCGCGCCTCTTCTCGAAACAGCATTAAGTCCTCCAAGCTGAAAGCGTCTATTTCACTAGGAGGCCAATGAAACACCAACGCAATGTCAGCATAATAGGATTCCACTCTATCAATTACTGCTTCATATCGACGAAAAAAGAGGCGATTTCCGTCATAAGTGGCGTTAAGTTTTCCACTTCCATATTGAGTAAGTCGCGCTCATTTAAGATGGAGATTCGAGGAAGCAGAGTGCAGGCTGCATCAAATTGCATCTCACACACGCCAAGCAAACTCAATCCACGTAAATTGCCTGCGTTGGGTTTTCGGAGCTCAATTTCTGTGATGGTTTTACCATCCTTCTCAAATGGCGTTGGTAGCGTTACGGTTACGGAGTGCTCACTCATGACCAAGCTCCTCTTTTAGCTCTTTAATTTTGGTAATACGGCCGCCTTTTTTCGGGTCAATCATCATGACGACGTTAAATAAAGCCAAGGCTTCTTCATTCTTTCCAGCATCAAGCTGTAAGTCGCCTGCAAGGCGAAACAGTTTCACTTTTAGTGGTGCGTTGGTCGTCAATTTGCCACTGGTAATGTCTTGTACCGCTTCCATGAGATACTTCGTATTAAATGGGATACCCGCTTTATAGGCGGTATCCGAGTATTTTCGGATGATATCAAGATACGCGGTGTGGCCATTGGATTTCCAGCCTGTTGGTGAATTCAACCCATTAAGCACGCAATGCTTAAAGGTGTCGTGAATATCAGTAAGCGCACCACAATCCACCTGCCACTGGAAATACCACCAAACCACATCTAAGCCTTCGAAGTTATGGCGAGTATCAAGAAAGTGTTTTACGGTAGAGGCGTATTTTTTAATGAGCTCTTGCTTAAATGGCACTTTTTCTTCAGAGCCTGCAAGGGTGCGCGCGTATTCCAAGTCCATTTTCAGAGTGTGTTGCACCTCATCCCAAGATTTGCCATCAAGTAAGGAGTCGGGTAGTTGTGTTTCACTTTTTTTATTATTACTTGAGGTGTTACTGTTTAATTCTGGAATGTTCATAAGAGCGGTACGCTCCTCAACAGCCGCTTTTGCCGCCGCTCGCGCTTTTCGTTTTGTTAATAAGGTCAACATAACTGACTCCTAATTTATTGGCTTATTGAGGGATTAACTCGGTACCTAAAAACAGCACGTCAAGTTGGCCATCTTTAATGGCAACCTCTAAAGGATCGCTTGTCCAGGCATTCATTAAGGTGTAGGTCTTTCCGCTGTTGGTATTAAGCGTGATGTTCTCGCCAGTGAAGTTTTTAATGGCGGTTTCATCGGTTGTGGCGGCATGAACTATGGTTGCCTTGATAAAAGGTGCCCCTTCGAACTCTTCACTAAATCCAAGAACGCCAGAATCGCCCATGACCGCTTTACGTTTTACGCCGCCAAAGTTAATGGTTGCTCCTTCCTTGGTTGGTAGGCGTCCTAACGAGCCTGCATCCAAAAAGCCGCGACTGGTGATTGTTGTACTCATAAATGACTCCCAATCATTCTGTTACTTTCTAAATTGAATTTTACCTGCCGTAATGATCAAGCCATTGACGAACTGCGGACTGTCTAGGTAGTTAATGCGTGTTTTGTTGTTTTTATCTAACTCAACAATCAAGGTTTTTTTATACCCTTCAAAATCTTGAACTATTCCTTGATACTCCAAGTTTTTATACAAAGTGAGTAATTCTCCTTTGATAATGCTTGGGGTCACAATTGCTTGTCCTGGAGCAAAGCTCGTTCCCTCTTTGGCTAATTTATGACGACCAAATTTGCTTTGAATGAGTGAGCGTTGCTTCTCACGAAAATACATTGCAGTTGCTGGTGTCATCACATCCAAATAACTGTCATCCGCCGCTCCTGCCGCATTTTTTGTGTAGGCGGTGACTGGTCGCTCAACTTGCACTTCTTTCGTTGAGGTAACGGTGTAGGTGCCCATACCTGAGTGCAACAGCAAATTGCGCTCACTCCAATCAAATTCACTACTGGCAATGGAATACACGCCATTCATTTTTAAGGTTTGCAGTGGTCGGCATGGATCATTTGCCAATGATGGGGCGATTTGTCCGGCCCATGCCGCTACCGCTTCTGCATCCGATAATGCTTTTTTTGATGCATCGCCTAAGTCATTAATTGGCATGAAACTAATAAAAGGACAATTTGTCTTTGAACCAAAAGTAACCAGCTCAGCGTGCGTGCCTTTTTTGGGAAGATAAGCGATGCCAGGGATCATTTCTAATGCCTTATAGCGTTCATCTAAAAACGCACCTAACTCACGTACAGTGGTTTCATCATTGAGTGAGCAAAGAATGTGATGGTATTGCGTATCTCCCAATGCTGCCAACGCGCTTGCCGTATCAGCGGCTTCAACACTCACCGCATACACTGGCATGCTTTCATTTTGTTTTCGAAAATACGTCAGCATGCTTGTGATATCAGACTCACCAAACTGCTTACGTGCAGAATCTTCATTCATACACAACACAACCGTATTGGGTGACACCGCCGCACCAGTCACCGCGTTACCAATCACAAGCAGTTTTTGCATCTCTTCTGCGCTGTTGGCAAGGCTGTTATCAATTTCAATGTACACACCTGGAACGCGAGCATTGTTTGGTACTTCTGAAAAACTGATACTCATGATGCTTGCTCCTTCTTCAACTCAATCACAATGGCTGAGCCTTCTTTAATTCGGCGTAGCCAATAGGTGTTTCGAGGTTTGATTTCACCTGCGGTTTTTAATGGCTCTCGGGTTAATGGATCACGTACGAGCAATCCTTTTTTGGGTTTAATTTTAATGGTGCGCATTTAACTCTCCACGCTTGTTGTGAATTGCTCTGCCACTATGGCAAGCAATGCTCGTTCAAGGGCAGGCGTCCAACCAATAAACGTTCGTTTGGGCATTTGATAGTTCCCTTTGACTTTTATACCCCCCTCCCATTGATTGGTTTTGCTGTTATAAAAACCTCTCATGCGAGTGGTAAAAGAGAGGGTTTGCCCTTCGTTGTGTTGACGACCAATGCGTCCTAGAACGCCAGTCACCCCCACTTCAAAGTCTTCTTTACTGATTGAGGTTTTTAGCGCTCGGCTTAGCCCTGTTAGCATATTTTTGTTGTTGATGGTGTTTAGTACTAATTTTCTACGCCGATGCTTAGCGCCATGCTTCCCTCGAACACCTCGATATATAAATGAAACCTTTCGCTCACGTCTTGCTTGGTAAGGGTTATCATCGATATCGCGCTGTTGTTGTATTTGCCCCCGAAAGTACTGACGGGTCTTATTAGCTAAAAGACGATTAAGCTCAATTTTCTTATCATCACTCATTACCAAGTTGTTGATAGCTGCAGTGAGTTGCTCTGGGTTAGTCATTTGCATGGGGTAAATCCATCTCTTGGCCACCAATGAACTCTAAAGGAGGAAGCTCACTTTCAATGACGGCTTTTTCAAATCCACTGACACAGTCGTATCGCACTCCCTCTTGTAGCCAACTTCCATGCTCATTTTCATTAAGGTGATAGTGCTCTTGGATATCGATTTTTAGTTTGATATCACATAAGCCTTTATCTAGCATTTGCGTGGCAAATGAAGGGGGAGGTAACCCTTTTTCTGAGCGGTCGACATCGTATTGATTTAGCCAGGAGACGATATGCATCATCAGCGTGTGCGGTTTTACATCAACGGCACTGAGATTAATGTTGACGGTATAGATAACATCAAACCCATCAACCAGTGCGCCTTGCGTGCACACCAGCTCTCCATCTTCGGCCCATACCTCAAGGTTGGCCGCATCCGTCACATGGTAGGCAAAAAGCTCGGTAAGACTTTGAAGTGCTTTCATCTAAATAACCTCAATGCGATAAGTTTCATGAGCGTTAATCAATAAATCGATGGCACGTCGATACTGCACTGAGCAGTGCTCAGCCTTTTGTGTCAGAGCCTCTTGGCGCTCAGCCGCCTCTTTGGTGGTATCTGTGCTCAATTGGTTGCTAATAATGAAGTCGGCCGCTAAAGAAAATACCGCTTGTTTGTAGAGCGTCGCGGCGGTGTCAATATCCCCAAACCGTGCTAGGGATAGTTCATTTAATGACGCAAACGGGGACATCGTGGCCAATAGCTCTCGATGAGTCATAATTCGAGCTACTCTAACTTGTTGCAAAATACTCTCTTCGGTTTCATTGCTTAAAAAATGGAATAAAGATTGAAACTCAGACAGTGCCAATTCTGGGTAATATTCGGTTGCAGGAAGGATTGAGTCATAGACCTTATCCTTATCCCCAATAAATGCCATTCCCATACGGACTCCTTAGAGAATGCAGGCAGCACGACAGGCACGATAAAAAGAAATGAGTTTTCTTTTACTGTGACTATCCTGAGCCTGCATGGGGGGTGTTTAGTGCCAATCACCATCCAGCCATAACTTCACATTATCAAACTCAATGGCCGCGGCTTTTTCTAAATGCTCGATGACATAGGCCATGTTCATGGATTCAAAGTTGTCAATTTGGTCCATCTCATCGTTTTTCTTCGCAACCGAGCGACGAATAGAACCCTCTTGAATGTAGAGTGACAAGGTCTTAAAGCTGGTCACCAAGATACCTGTAGCAGGGAATCCTGGTACAGCGAAGGCAGATAAACCACCATAAGTACCAATGACTTGCTTATCTTCAATGTGCGCTTTCTCGCTCGGCGTGCTGCCATGCTCAGCATAGAATTTGGCTTTATCATAAGACAATAAGTCAGTACCAATAATCGCGACCAAATCCGCATCGTTAGCACAAACATCAGCAATCATGCCTTTTACATTCATCACAGCTAAGTCTAAGTTGATAAAATCACCAAGCCCTTTGGTTTTATCGCCTTCACCAATGCGAATTTCATTTGCAACCGCGCCCTCACTGAGCATGGCATCTGGGTTGTTATCACGAATACCTTGGAGCCAGCCTTTATTGACATCTTCACCATTCGGATTCGCTGCTGCATCGGTATCGGGCGCGCAAGAGGTACCATAAAATCCAATGGTGATTTTATTCGCATCAATCTGCTCACGCGTTTGATTGGAGATGATGGCGTTAAAGCCTTTTAGGTGCGCGAACGCATCCAATTGGTCGTAGCGAATGTGGGAATCAAAATTGGTTTGCTCACACATGTACGGCATCGCTTCCATATTGAATACGGATTTTGTTTTACGCTTTTTGCCCGCTTTGGTGTTGGTTCGAGAAGCAATCATCCCTGTAACACCAAGTCCTAACGCTTCGCCTTTTTGGTTCGTCACTGTGACGATATTGATTTTCTTTAAGAACCAATTGCTTTCTCGCATTTGCGCGATGATTTTTTGCGTAGCAGTAGGGGTTACTGAGAATTTCTCAGTGGCGTCTTCAACGCCATTTTGTTTTGCTACGGTTGCCGCATAGGCTGCAACGAGTTTTTTCGTCTTTTCTTTCATACGGTTTGCCTAATAAAATAATCAAATGAGGAGATACGAAGCGCTATAAATATTGCTCTTCACCACCTAAACCGGCTAACTCGCGTGCGTCTTCATCGGTTAGGTTATTGAGTTTTTCAACCAGACCATCAAACTTGGTGGATAGCTCATCTACTTTTTCAGCCAACGCGGTATTGTCTTCAGTACTCGGCTCTTCAACATTAAGCGCTTCATTGGTTGCATTTAATGCTTCAACCGCTGATGTCAATGCCGTTAATCTAGAGCTTAAGGCGGTAATTTGTGTTGCTTGCGCCGTCAGTAGTGTTTTGATTTCTTCATCCATTTGAGTGCTCTCTTTTGATTTTGAAAAGGAAGTGGCTTCAGTGTTTATACTGAGCAGCTGTTTGATTTTTTTCAGCAGTCCAATGTCATCTGATTTATCTGACGCTTGATGCTCAATGAGCTCTTTGCCTACCGTTCCTCCAGAGCTAAAGAAGGCGATGCCTTTTTGCTGCGCGTCGGCAGATAAATGAATTTTAGTGGTGCCTAATGAGGCGGGCTCATCGGTCAGTGCCAATCCTGATAAATAGCTTTTTCCGGTATCAGCAAAGTTTGGTGTGATCTCAACGGAGCTATGTAACAGTTGTCCTTTCTCGATAGAAGCAAGTAGCGCTGAATTGGGTTTGAGGATTGCCCACAGTGTGTTATCTCGTTTTTCAACAGAAAGTACTGATCCGTATTTAGGGCCCCATGACCAATGGTCTTCATTGATGCGGGCGTTATATATTTTGGGATCGTAAGTTTCAGCCATGTCATCGATGACTTGCTGCTCGATAAAACGTCCATCAATAGTGGGACCTGCGGTTAATATACAAACTGGCTCTGATTGAAACATTCGGCTCATCTCCTGTAATTGCTGAGCCTAATTTAGCGAACCCATTTGTCTTTTTGTATTGATGTCATTTCTAAAATGGAGATATAGAAAAGGGGGAAGCTGAGAGCCGCACCCAGTTGCGGCACACTGCACGAATGAAGATGACAACCCCAAGCCAGTCTAAAAAACCGATATACACTCAAGAGCAAACATGTGCCCTTGGGTATTATCTGCGCCAGTACAAAACCGAAGAGATTGCCAAAGCGCTGGATATTAACCCTCGCACCGTTCAGCAGTGGATATCCAAGTTTGGCTGGAAAAAGATGCGTGATGATTCTCCCGTAGAGCTCATGCTTCGTCAGCGCATTGCGTATTTATTGTGGATAGAGAATAAGCACGCCTCTCAACTCAAAGAGCTGGAGATGCTGCTTGAGCAAAAGCATAAACACGATGCGAAAGCGCAGCGTCAAAAACACACGCCACAAGATGGCGGCTCTGGTAGAAAACGCGGTCGACCAAGCAATAAAGTCAAAAACGACATCTCAGGCATCACAAAAGAGATGCTACGCGAGTTTTATGAGAAGAAATACTTCCAGTATCAAAAAGAGATCCACACTCATAAAGAAAATGATGAGATTAATGAAACGCGCTTTTATCTTAAATCGCGTCAAATTGGTCTTAGTGATTATTTCTCTTTTGAAGCGTTTGAAGATGCGGTGATAAATGGTGAAAACCAGATCTTCATTTCAGCATCACGTAAACAAGCGGAGATATTCAAAAACTACATTCGAAAATTTGCATTGCAAATTGGCGATGTGGATTTAAAAGGCAAAGACAGCATCATGCTAAGTAATGGTGCAGAGCTTCACTTCATGTCAACCAACGTATTTACCAGCCAGGGCTTTAATGGCCACATGTATTACGATGAAGTGTTTTGGATCCCAGGCTTTCAAAAATTGGATGATTATGCTGGTGGCATGTCTATCCAATCACAGTATCGCACCACGTATCTTTCTACCGCTTCAAGTACGGCGCATGAAGCGTATCCAAAATGGTCTGGGGCAAAAGAGCTTAACATCGATATCAGTTATAAGGCATTGAAAGATGGGGCATTAGGGGCTGATGGTATTTTCCGTCAAATGATCACTGTGGATGATGCGATAGAGCGTGGGGCGACGTTCTTTAATATGGATAAGTTGCACCGTAAATACCCAGATAAAACGGTGTTTGATAACTTGCTTCGTTGTGTCTTTTTGGATGATAAGTTTTCGTTTTTTAATATTAAGGCGCTGCTTGCTTGTAAGACGGATACATCAGCATGGAAGGATGTGAATACCGATGCGTTGCATCCAGTAGGGCAACAGGAGGTACTGGTTGGATACGATCCTCGAGGCGGTGGACAAGGTGAGAACGCCGATGATGCTGGGTTGATTGTGTCATTAAAACCCAAACAAAAAGGTGGCGTATTTCGATTTATTGAACGGGTGCGATTAAAAGGCTCCAGTTATGAGGCCCAGGCGAAAATCATTGAGGACATCACCAAAAAATACAACGTCGTTCATCTAGAGATGGACACCAGTGGTGTGGGCTCGGCAACCGCTGAGTTAGTTCGGAAGTTTTACCCAAGCCTGACTGAAGTTAATTACTCCCCTGAGATGAAGCGTGTGATGGCGTATAAAGCGCGAGAAATCATCAATGCGGGTCGTCTTCAGTTTGATGATGAGTGGGATGATTTGGTGCACTCCTTCTTGATGATACGCCAACAAACCACCGCGAAAAGTAACCAAATCACCTTTATTTCTGCACGCAGTAAAGTCGGCTCACATGCTGACTTAGCGTGGGCTGCCATGCATGTATTGCATTGGGAGCCCATTGATATTTTGCGTGACGATACAACGACAGTTTCATTCTCATAAGAGAGGTCATTTTGATAGAGTTTTCTACCCCTGAAAGTGTCATGAACTGCGATATTCTGAGTTATATGGAAGTTGCCTTGGTCGATGGACTGTATGAGCACCCCATTCCTCTAGATACGTTGGCCAAAGCAGTTCGCGCCAACCCTGTACATGGCTCTGCGCTGTATGTAAAAAGTAATATGGCATCGAGCTCAAGCACCTTATCTCCCCTCATTAACCGACGTGACTATAAGCGTTTTTTGAGTGACTTTTTAACTTTTGGTAATGGGTATTTACGCATTATTCGCAACCGCCTCGGAGAGGTGATGGCGATTAAGCACTTACCTGCTCTGTATATGCGAAGACAAGAAAACATACACGCCTATACCTACAAACCAAGAGCGTTTAGTGATGAGGGGCGAATAGATCACAAGCCTGGGCAAGTCTTTCATCTTGGTGAGTATGATGTGAGCCAGGAGGTGTATGGCATGCCGCAATACATTGGGGCATTGAGCTCTATTTGGTTGAATGAGGATGCGACTTTGTTTCGTCGCCGCTACTACATCAATGGCTCTCATGCAGGCTACTTGTTGTATATGAACGATCCTAATTTAACTACTGAGCAAGAAGATGAAATTAAGAAAAAGCTTAAACAAGCAGGAGGACTTGGCGCATTTAAAAATCTCTTTATCAATGGAAAGGGCAAAGACAATAAGCCTCCAGAATTAACGCCTATTGGGCAGGTGGAAGCCAAAGATGGGTTTAAGAACGTAAAGAGCATGACGACCAATGATGTGTTGGCTAGTCATCGAATTCCACTGGAGTTAATGAGTATTGTTCGAGAGGGCTTTAGTTCTAGCAGTGATTTAAACAAAGTCGATCGTATTTTCTATAAAAACGAATTAGTGCCATTACTTGAATCGGTATGTGAGTTGAATGATTTTGTTGGAAAGGAAGTTGTGAGCATTAAGGAGTATGAAGGGTTGGATACAGTGACTACATAAAAAATAATCATTTATATCTGCCAACAAAAATAAAGCTAACTTAATATTGTTAACAGGTTGTACAAGGCAAGTCTAAAAGTCACCAAAACCCTTGCTTAATGCGATGTAGATCACATTTAAATTTATAAAATCAACATTGATACATAATATAAATGCATCATTAGTTCATTAATAAATGTTTTATTATTTATTAAATGTAAGCTATCCCATACTTTGTTTCTGTGTAATTTTTGCACAATATAATCAAATTTAAGGATATTATTATGATCGTATTAAAAACTCTAACTCGTCGTATTTCAGCAATAACTGAAGAGAATCCTATGTACTCTAAAGGACTAAAAATTGTACTTAAGTAACTTTTGGGTTAGTTAATAAAGGCTATGTATGTTTTACATAGCCTTCTTAGGATTTATTTATGAACAAAATAATGATAAAGCCTCTTCTTAAAAAATCGCATCACATTATCTTAGCTGATGATGGTGATGTTTGTATTGGAGAAGTGCCAGAAGTATCTCAAATAATAGAAAAACCACCTGAATGGTTAGCACATGTACTCGGTAAGTTAGACGGTAAACGAACTGTTCCAAGAATTATAAAAGAATTATCCGCCGAAAATATTTATGTTAATGAAGAAAATCTTAATAATCTAATTGAACAATTACATAGTGCTAAGCTATTACAAGATAACTCCTATTATTCCCCTATATTAAATAATGAAGAAATTGAGCGTTATGATAGGCAGATACTACAATTTGGTTTAATAGATAATGACAATGTACATCCATATATTTATCAAGAGCGTCTTAAAAAAAGTAAAGTTTCTGTCTTTGGTATGGGTGGATGGGGAACGTGGTGCTCATTATTATTAGCTCAAGCAGGAGTTGGAACTTTACGACTTATCGATGGAGACGATGTAGAACTATCTAATGTTAATCGACAAGTATTATATAAAACTCAAGATGTTGGTATGCAAAAGGTAGAAGCAGCCAAAGCTAGCATCCAAGAATTTAATCCAAATGTAGCTGTTGAATGTTTTGATGAGTTTGCAACTCCAAATAGAGAAGACTTAGAACGACTAATTGGGGATTCTACATTTATCATTATCGCATGGGCTTCATTAGGGTATTACAGAAAAGATACTGTTGAAGAAATACTTCATTCTATAGCTAAAGACCGTCAAATTCCGATTATAGAATTAGGCGGAGACCCATTAGAAATATCAATAGGGCCTTTATACCCTAATGATGGTCTACATTTAAACTTTTCTGAAGTTCAAAATGTTGAGCAAAGTAACTTTTATGATTCAAATCTCGAAATTCGCAAATTCCAAGAAGCTCGATTAAAGCATAGTTTTATCGATGGTGATAGAGATGTTAATGCTTGGCAAAGTGCTCCATCCTTAGCAGCAATGGCTGGCCTTGCTAGTGACCAAATAATAAAATTCATTACCAAATATGACAATCCATACATTATAGGGAAAAGAGTATACCTGACGCTAAACACATTTGAAAAACGTGAGGTCACAGTTTTTGAATATGAAAAACATTGATCTAAAAAAACTAAACATGGAGTTTTTAAATAATGGTTACTGCCATTTAAATATATTAAACCATTTTAAAACGGAATTAGATTTTATTCAAAATGATTTAGCTATATATGACAGTAAGTATTGGTCTTATATCATTAAGTATGGTGATTTTGAAAAAGACATCCCAGTAAATAAATTTTCAGATAAAATAAAGAAACATTATGAAAACTCTATCCAGCATCATTCTTTAGGTCAGTTCGCTTTTTTCTTTAAAAGAATGTGCCAAGATCATAATCTTGATATTCCTATTACTAAAAGTTTCAATTTAGCATACAAGCTAGTTAATTCGAGTGAATTTACTATATTACTAGAAAAAATCACAGGACGAAATATAGGTAATACGAGTCAATTTTATATAAATCAATTTGATAAAGGAGAATTTCTAGGTATTCATAGTGATAGAGGAAATAATATAGGGATAGCTATAAACATTACTAAAAATTGGTTACCTACGTTTGGAGGAGTAACTCACATATTAGATCAATCTTTGGATATTATCGATTCTTTAACACCGACATTCGGAGAAATGTTTATTTTTGATTCAAAATCAAAAGAGATTCCTCATTTTGTTTCTACCGTTTCAGTAAGAAGGCCAGAAAAAAGAATGGCAATAATTGTGAGATTTGATTAATGATAAAAACAATATCGATTGCTATTATTATGGGAATAATATGGGGAAGTAGTTTCCCTATATCTCAAATTGGAGTCCTACATATAGGTGCATTTCCATTTCGATTTGCAACGATTTTTGTATCAACATTAACCATGTTTATTTTTTCATTTTCTTATTTAAAATCATCTCTTTTCAATTTAACTAAGCAAGATTATTTTAAATTATTTCTACTATGTGTTCCAAATATTTTTTTAGTTCCCTTAATAAATAACATTTCTCTAGGTCTTACAAGTGTTTCTAGCGCAACATTCCTTATATATATGATGCCTTGTATTACGAGTATATTTTCTATTTTCTTAACAAAGAAAATTCATGCATTAACTATGATTGCAATTACTCTTTGTGCATTTGGTGTAATGCTTCTATCCAAAACCAATCACTTTCAATTAGGTGAGTATTTAATTTCTATAAATGCCATCATATGGGCGTTAGGAGCTATACTCTCACAACAAATTATTTTTAAAAATATTCACATGTCGGTAAAAGTTACCATACAAATGTTATTCACTCTATTATTAACAACTTTTGTAACAATAATATGGTATTTAAACAATGCTGTAGATATCAGTTCAATAGCAAGAACGATAGTATCTACACCATCTGTATTATTTAGTATTCTTTATATTGGTAGCATTGGTTCTGCACTTGTCTATTTTTTATGGTTTACTCTGATTAAAATGGAAAGTGCTGAATTTACAACGTATTCAACTCTACTATCACCAGTAATATCTATTTATATTGCAGTTACATATTTTGGCGAAGAACTTGATCCTATGACAACAGTTGGAGGAGGGTTAATTTTGACAAGTAGCCTAATCGTTATTGTAATCCAGCCACTTTATTATCGAATAAAAAATCGTCTCAAACTTAATCATGAATAGTCAATTTCACAAACCAGGAAGAACAACATTCTCCTCTTTGTTTATAATATTTATGATTCATAATTATCTATAACGTTTTGGAATTGCCCCTCCACCAAGATACAATGCAACGGCCGCAAGAACAGGATAACCAAACGCTTCATTTATCATGGTACTAATTGCTCCCCAGTCCGCACCGAAAATACAACCGATGATCACAGCGGTATGTAAACCGACATAAGGCAGACAAAAGACCATTACAATGAAACGTTGAATGAGTTTAAAGGGCTCATACGCTTTAAGCAGCTCTATTTTCTGTTTTGACTTCTCTTCATCGGTAAACACGAGTGCATCTCCAGTATTGGCAATTAAATCCATTCCCGATTTTATGGTAGAGTCACTGCCAAAAATTTTACTAAATAATCTCATGAGAGACTCCTTACTCATCTGCTAATTCAAAATGCATTAAGTCATCAAAACCGTTGTCTTTGAGCTCATTATCTCTATCCCAGTCCCCGCCCCAACGAATAACGACACCCATTGATGCACCAACACCAATCACAATGCCTGCAAAGTAACTAAAACGCTCTCTGTCATCTTCATCATATGGATAAGGGGTTGCATCAACCGCTTTGCTTGGCACTGAGTTATGTTTGCTATTAGGAAAACGAACTTGGGTATTGCTATTTGGAAGCGCATTTTGCTCTTGCTCAGTTCGATGGCCACAAAGAATAGAGCAATCACATACCTCCAATACTTTAGTGAATACCGCTTGCAGTTGTGGGTGGCAGCT